GTTAAGAATAATAAATAAGCCCCAGGTACCCTTAAGGGATAAGTGGTTCATAATAGCTATTAAGCGGGGGGTGGATAGTCCACCAGCGATAGTGATTTAAGATCACTAAGGCGAGATACTCAGTCCCACTTGCTATTTAATAATAATAATAAATAATAATAATAAATAATAATAATTAATTTTGATAATGGGTTTTTGTTTACCCCACAAAAACCAAAGGTTCCTGGGGAAAGCAAAGTCCAATACCATAATTGCTCGCGGACAATTATATATATATAAAAATAATAATGAGTCATAAAGTGTATATTTTTGATAGGATTTAAAAAAGTTCGTAACGCCGTTTGCGCCTATCAACCATCTACACCGCTCTATAAAATAATAATAAATAAATAAAATTGTAAAATAATAATAATAATTGTTAAATAAATAAAGAAATAAAGTTGCTCGCGGACAACGTGTTATATATATAGTAATAATAATGAGTTTTAAAGTATGTATCATTGACGGGATTTATTGAAAGTTCGTAACGCCGTTTGCGCCTGTCAACCATACACACCACTCTAAAAAAAAATTAAACTGCTACTACTGCCCATGAGAAGCGATACTTCCCATCGACAAGCTTTAGAGTTCGAGGGTTGAATCTCTTACTCCAAGGCCAACTTCCTACTTCCTTTTTACGGGAAGTTCCAACTTGCCATTGATAATTTTCCCAATTATCCTCCTTGGCAAGTTCGTCCATCATGACAGTGTCCTCCAAATTGTTTGATTCAATCGGGAAGACAGTGTTGTGAAAGACTCCGGGTATCGCCTGACATTCTTCTCCGGGATCGAAAGGTTCTGACACCTTCTCTCCCTCGAAAATGACCAAGTCCTCCTCGTAATGCCTAAACTCCGCTCCATTATCCTCTCGATACTGTGGAGCAAGCTTAGGCCTCGCTGTCGGAATAGCGCACTCATCCTGTTTTAGCAATATCTCATTGTACTTCGCCTGGTACGAATGAAACTTCACGTATTCAGAATAACCACACTCTTCCAACTGCCTCTTCAAGTCATGATATACGTCGGCACCGTGGTGAACCGCCATATCCAAAGCACAAGTTATTCTCTGCTGGAGAATGATCATATCGCCCCTGGTGGATCTTCTTTCCCACCTTAATTCACGATGAATTACCTCTAAGGGTAAGGGGGCGAGACAAACACTTCCATCAAATACAAACCTGCTCTTCAGAAATGTGCAGTCCTCCAAAACGTCGAAGTTATCCAACTCTCCTTCCTTCTTACTGGCTGCCGTCACTTTCATTCCTATGGCTTCCGCAACTCCTTGGCAAATTCTCCTGTTTAACCTCTCTTCACATTCTGGGTCTATGGCGACAATTATATCGTCTCCATACGTCAAACAAGATACCTTCGCGTAGAAATCACTTCCGTCAAATCCGAGTTGTGCGCATCCTTCCTTATAACAGAGAAGTATAAAAAAACAGTTTGTGACTGAGTTAAATACATCTGTCATAGGGTTCCCTGATTTATTCCCTTGGCTGGTTTCAACCAAGTGGACTCCAAGAATAACCTGCGCGCACCGCAAATTATTTATCAGGGCGTGTCTTGCAAGCTTATCTGTCTCACCATAATATTTGTCTGTTATGGCAAGAAAGAAATCAAAGGCTGCTTGCGTTACCGATCCATCATAGTTAGAGAAATCGACATCAAAGGCTTTTCCTCCTCGAGACTTCAATTCTTCATAGAAGCCTCTCCAAACCTTCTCTTTGTCAACTCCTATACTATGCATGAGATGAAATCCATAATTGGCTTTGAACCAATTAATGAAGTGTCCAAAATACCTCCTCATAAGAAGAGTGTATTCTAATCCGGGTTGTTCAAATATTCGGCTTTTTCCGAGTCTGACTTTTTCCTTCTTCCGCAATTCGTCCTTGAGTGTTGCCACCCAGTACGTATTGAAAGTCACACCCTCGGAAATCTTTTCTTCACATTCGGTGAGATGATCAACGAAACTTTTTTGGTGAATCGCGAACTTTAAGTTCGCGGCTTTTTCTGAAAATATGTATTGTTGCTGTTCAGCAATGCCTTCCTCAACGATTTGAGGTACGGGTTGGAAAAATGCGAGTTTTCCATGAGATACATATTTTGACCAATAGCCTGCGCTAGTTTTCATAACGATCTGTGGCATGTTTCCGTATCCGTTGATTGTCTCAAACCAGGTCAATTTTCGTGAGTCCGGTTGATGAGGTACGTTCGTTCCGTACAAGTTAATTGCATAAGCAAGTGCATCTGGTGCTAGTGGCTTCGTCCCTCTCGGGTCCCACTTGTTCGATCCCAACTCCAATGGGTGTTGCCAGATACCTCCTAACTTAAACATTCGCTTACACGAAGGCGCGTACTCATCTGTCCATTCTTTGTGCTGTAGGGGCGATTTTATAAAATCCGTCTTTTCAGGTGTGAACCGTTCAAGAGGGATTAAGTTCTGATGACACGCGCCGTGTTGTTCGATATCGGCAGGAAGTGGTTTATACTCCCTTTCAATTCGTTCTGCTTGGAAAGTAGCTTCGTCTTCCACTATCACCTTAGGCGTATAATTCCTTGCTGCTAAGACATTGATCGCAATGTCGATTTCATCCAATACTATTGGGGCTAGCAACGTAGAACCATTCGCGCAAAGGTAAGAGTGGGTTCCAACAAATCTCTTCTGCCCTAGTGGGTTTTCGAGAAAATATGGTCGGCCACAATCTCCTACCACGGTTTTCGTTCCATTCATCAGATCTACATTCATAAAACGTAGTCCCTTCAGTGTATGGGCGCGTATAGCGTCCATTATTCCAGTATGCTCTTTTCGGTTATCCACGGTCGGCATATTAACCTTTTTGTGTCCTTGTGAGACTGTAGACCATTCCTTGGCGGTCAAGATATATTTGCGTATATCTCGTGCGTGATCTACATTTGCATTAACTAACTGTACTATGACTGAGTCAATTTCCGAGTCAGCAAAATGCAATTGTTCCGTATTGGTGGGGGTTATCGAAATAACCTTCCATCCTAACAAAGTTCCATTCCTGTTCTTCACCTCTATCTGATGAAACACTTTGTTAGGTTCTTTTGCTGTTTTGAGGGCATCCTTGTAGGTTGCAAGATAATGTTTGGGTATTATTATATACTTTGGGTTTAGGGCTATAGCGTATAGTCCATTCTTTATCCCATCGGCTTCGAAGTATATATAGCGTAAATTTTTCATCAAATTTACTTCCAGTTGTTCGTTCTGGAAAATACCTTTCTTGGGGTTCACTTTTACATTCTTCCCCTTTTGGTAAAATCTTGCATCATACTCGGGGCCCTGCAATTCAGCGGCCGGTATTGTGCTGCAGACGTATTTTTTAAATAAGTCTACGGTCCATTTGATTAGGAAATATAATCCTGCACCTAATCCTAATCCGAGGAGGGCGACTCCAATAGATTCCCTGAGGCCTTGCCAAGTCGTGTGGGGCTTGGTTTCGGCATCAACAAATATATCTTCTTCGTCGCCATCGTCTATTGGTGCTAGCGGTCCATCCCATACATAAGAACTGGTTGTCTCATGTAAGAGTACTTCGTCCTGGTCCTCTTCTGCAACTACATCTTCCTTATAGTATAAGGAAGCTTTTCCGTTTGAGTATGTTGCAGTATACTCGTGTTTGTCTATTCCCCTTTCTCTTACGAGTCCGGGGGGGGCTGGGTATTTCGCCATCTGGTAAACGCCTTTCAGCGCAGACCGAAAGCTGGAAAGTCCTGTTTTCTTTTCTCGATACTCATCCTTGATGGCCTCGACTACGTCTCTCCACGTCATTTCTTCCGTTGCTTCTAACGCTGTCGCTGCTCCACTCGGGTTAATCCTGACAATCTTCCAAGTTCTATCCACAAGTTGATCTAATTCATCTCTCGTCGTACATCCTTTCATCTCTTCAATGAAGTGAATCATTTTCTTTGACCGATCAATTTTCGTCATGTGAATAGCAATTGGGAATCGCCTAGCTGCTGCTGCTGCTGATTTGATTGTGTTGATGTTGTGAAATGATGTTAGGTTTGTATCAGCGCAAACAAATGGTGTTTTGAATTGTGTTGATTTGTCTTCGAGTCTTGCCATTGATAATGGCATGTTTGATGATGATATGTAATGAATGATGTTCTCAAAGTCCTCGTCTGACGTTCCTTGTCCAAAATCGTCTATAGTTGCCCATTCTTGTCCTAAATACCCGTCAAAGTGTTTTTGATCTTTGGAACGGGGGAAAGAGAAAACTCTTTCTTCTGCTTGTTCAGCATTTATTGCTATATTGAGTTCACACAATACAGCTGTAGGTAATAGGCGTGTTGCTATAAAAGATTTTCCTGTTCCTGGTCCTCCAGAAATTAAGACTCCAACTGGTTCAAAACGTGGAGTCAAATTCTCTGAAGTGACGGTAGATGCGGAAATGAGGTCCTGTACTTGTTGCGCTGTGCGTGCAAATTGTTGTGGAAAGTACTTAATGTTCGGTCCTCTTTTCCTCACCTGCCTTGCTACTCGTCCAAACTCTGATAATTTGTCAAATGGCCTGTCTCCTTTGATTCCAGAAAACATTTTCACGTTACTGAAATCTCCTGCTGCGTACATCTGATCGAACTTCATCTGCCATTTTTGCAAATTACTCTTCTCTTCTTCGTACCACTCTTCGTCCGGGTTTCCTCCAAAGACCCACTCTATTGCTAGAATGACTCCTTCCCTCACGACCGTCCACAGTGACTGTACACCTCTCGCTGCTCCTCCAAGGTTAGAGGCTGTACGACACATCTCTCCGAATCTCGTCTCTCCTTGACGCTGCAAGATCGCTGTATCTCTCTTCGATAATGAGTATCCGAGAACACTCACTACTCCAGTTACCAATGCTGTGGCTGTTAAGACCACATGTTTCGCGGAAAATTTGGCGGCTTGCCATTCTCCTCCTAGGAAATTTGTCACGGGGTGAAATAGTTCCTTAAGTTGCTTCACTAATTTCTCTCCGAATGTTCCTAATCCGATTAATTTTCCGGCTATAGCTGCAATAGCTAAACTCTTTGCTGCAAACGCTGCCTGCGAGCATAGAGTATAGATATTAAGGATAAAATCCATTATCCAAACTATAGCAGGCAAGACTCCCTTGCCTAACTCTCTTGTTAACTGGTCTGCTCTCCTCTGTATCTCGTCATACGCTGATCTTGCTGCGTCAATATCCGGCTCGACCGTCCTGATTGCAATTGATCTGATAAACCTTGAGAAAATATTGGGCCCTGGATTGGGCTCAACACCTTCGCGGGTTAAATCTCTTATCCACTGCGTCTTCATCTTCACTGGAGCTGCCTTTTTCAAAGCGGCACCGGTGTATCGAGGTGCGATGACTGGAAGCGCTATTGGCATATAGAGCTCAAAGTCATCCGCTACTGATTCCCACACATGGAATCCAAATACTCCATCGAATTTCGCTCCACACCAGTATATTGCTAAACTTCCAGGTCCTGTCTTATCAATGAATGTGTTATCCATTGCTCCTGTGTTATAGCAATACGCTACTGGTGTAGGGTTATAAAACGGTATCTCTACCGTAATAGTCGGTTGTGTTTGCGGTTTCCAATGCTGTACGCCTCCATATTTCCATGGTTCGGCGCCCAGCTCGTCCTTTTCTGCCACGAAATGTTTGTCTCGCGCCAGAGGGGCTGTTCTTTTCCAATCAAAAACCAAGAGTGCAAATCCTGGTGCAGTGATCGGGATGGTTGATGCTAAGTGCATCCTTACGCCTCCTTTAAAGAAGCGATAAGTCCTCGTTAACCGGAGATGGTATCTAGTCTGCAATAATGGTACATTGCAAACTTTGACAACTTCTCCTGTTAAAGTGTTGAAATCGATCGGTTTTTGTCCTGCATACCCTGGCCTCTTGAGGAGGTCGAGTATATTCGTTTGCTTGCCTACGTAGCCAGCGGGGTTTATTCCGTCAGCCCAAGGCCTCTCTTCGACTGCTGTTCCTTCGGTTGTCGCGCTTGTTGTTGCCGTTGATTCATTTCCAGTGGTTGCTGTTATTGGAGATCGTTCCATCTGCTCAATAACATCCTTTGATTTCCAAACGCACATAGATTCCATGGTGGGGGCCACCTTGACACCTATGTACGGGTTTTCCGGTCTGTACCAAACTGACATCGTTAAATCTGAAACACCATTTGGTGGATAGTGCAAAGAATTAACAATGTAGAGAAATACTGTTCCAAAGTCCTCTGGTACCTGAGCATTTGATAAACGAGTTATTAAAGACCAAGGCACTTTCAATTTTGCTTCTGTTTGATATCCCACATTCAGAAAAGTATGTGGGAGTTGAGTGATGCTTGACATTGATGGAAGTTGAGTTGATGTTGGGTCGAAATATATACATAATAATCCATGATAAAATTTTGATGCTGCTATTTTAAAAGTTAATTCAAATCCTGATCTATATAAATAATGATAATTAAGGAGACCTCTTATGGAAGTCTCTTGTGATAAAAATTTTGATGGTACTACTAATTGTTTTAAAATTGATAAAGGAGCGTCTTTAGCGCCCCACGTTATGTTCTCTGGGAGGAGATAATCTCTTCCTACTATGTTATCTGTCATTGCTGTTTCTATTACGTTTACTGATCTAATTGGATTTGATGATGTAATGCCTGACATGTTTTGTCCTACTGGTGCTATTGTTTCATCATTTGAGATAACTTCTTTATTCATCTGCCAATCTCCTCCCGTACTTATTTCTCCTGATGTGATGGATGGAAAAATAAATTCGAAATTCTTTCCTGCTCTAATCCAGAAATTAATCTCAACATTCGCTCCTACACTTGGTGGTGATGTTAATGGATTTTGTACGTAAATTGCTAAGATTCCTATTGATGATGCTGATGTAGGTTCGGCTAATGCGGTGCCTGTGGGCATGTAATCTGATGTTGTTACGTATGGCACTGAAAATATTGTTGAATTTTGTTCGCCTATGTCTAATGTTGCACAGAGTGTGTTAACAGCTTTGCTGTAAACTGATGGTGTTGACACTCCTGGTTGAAATGATAAGAATAATTGTCCTTGATGCATTTGTGTTGCTATAACTTCTACTTCGATCTCTATCTCCCCCCTCCAGTACCTGAATAATGTGGCATAATATCCAAGTGCTGTAGGGGATCGTATTCCAAGTTGATAGGGTGTTGATTGTGATGGTGTGACTGGGTAGAATTGAATATTGGAACCAGGGCCCTGCTCTGGCTTCCAATCGACTGTTCCGAGATATGAGCGAACACGACACCTTTCGATGATGTCGTAATCGGGTGATCCTTGTTGTTGTACAATGTGATTTTGGTCTGGTGTGATGAATCCTTTCTTCAATGCGAGTTCTCCCAACCTCCGTGGCACATCTCCATGTGCCCAATCTCCTTCATCTATTGAGATAACTGGCGCTGAATCCTTTTTCTTGGAAGTTTTAAAGATCGACTGGATTGCCGACCCCAAAAATGCTTCTCCTTGTCTCGCTACTATTGGTAGTAACGTATTCAAAATGGTCTGCTCCATTTGGAATTCTCCTCCATCGTCATCGTGACATACTACTTCTTCATTTACGACTTTCAGTTCTTTGAAGTCCGGAATGTCGTAATCCTCTTCCTCTGCGAAGGCTTTCGCTTCGTCTCCGTTGTATGCTGCACAACGCGCATGCCAAAAGTCCGTTAATGACAACTTCACCTTCGTCTTACTCGTTCGTCTCAATTTCCCTGTAGTTGGGTTCTTGGCTGCGTCAACTTCTTTTCCAACTACATAATAGTTATTGAATAATTCTTCTTCGTCAACGTCCGTCACTGGACTATTATTCAATGCTCTCAATCTCTCTTCTCCTGGAAACTCATCTACTGTCGTGACAATTGGTTTCATGTTAATAAAATCAAGATCTAGATTTTGACACCTAATCCATGACTCTATTATATCGTCTTCCGATATGCGGAAAAAGGCTCGGTAGTCTGTTTTCGCTTTGTCCAATTGATGTAGAAACTCTTCTGCTTCTACTAGGGGTATTCCGAGTTTCCCTGCTAACCTTGGAACTGCATCCATCTTCTTTCTAGCTACCTCCAGTTTTTGGTTATTGGCTGGAAGAAACTTCTGCTCTTTCAGGGTGTCATGTTCCAGTCTCGCCCAATTGATGATCTGCGCTGAGATCCACCAATCTGTCTGATTTCCCGTCGTCCTAAAGGCCATGTCCTCCAGTCGTTCAATTTCACCTTTAAATTTTGGAAATATGAATGCTTGAATTGCTTTTTCTGAGTATGCATAATGATTTATGTATGATCTAGGTTTTAATGTTTTATTTTCCGACCATTCTTCTATTCTTTGGTCCATTGTTTTCCTATGTTTGTCCTTATGTGCATGAAATTCTTGATTAAGCCTATATGTTTGAATTAGTGGTTTGGTGATTTCTTGAACTTTGCCTTTTCGCTCTGCTCTCTTCAACAACCTCTCCTTCTTCCTCTCCTGCATCTTCTCGTCCTTGTCCATCTGATCAACCCAATTCTTGATTGGTGGATTCCACTCGTTAAGAATTGATTTGAGCCTGACAAGGTTGGTGGCCACTTTTGTCGTGGTCGCAAACATATCTGTCTTCACATCCGGCAGGGCGCCATCATTAATAGCCCGATTAAGGTCTTTAATCGAGGCTGAAGCGTTGATTAGTTTGCTCATCGTTAACTCCTTGTCCAAAGGAAGATGATCAGGTGTTATCCTGAAGTTAATCTTCCAATACTTCAACGTGAACGCTACAAAAACCTGGTCAATCTCGCCGATTAGGGAATCCGCAAGAGTGATTTGGTAGTCATAGAGATCACCAAGTGCAATCTGCAATTGTGCTTTGGCCATGTACATTGCTTGAGTTATAGTTTTCCGCAACTCCGTAGAGTGGCACTTAAGATCATTACTGATATAAGTCTTTTTAGCGTTAATATAGTTTGTTGTAGCCATGATAAGTTTTAGATTTGAAAAACGACGCTTTCTCCTTATAAAACGCTCGAAATGCATACAGTTCGTCTTCTGTAAACTATCCGGTTTCCTTCCATGTCGAATCCGGCAAACCTACATCTAACCATACACTTATGTATTGTTAGGTGGTGGTAAATCTATTTTACTTGAGATTTACATCAAGTCAATTATTGTTCGAAATAAAGTAATAATATT